GGTACTTCCATTTTTGATTTCTGCAATTTTCGCAAAAACGGGATAAAAAACAAGAAAAGGTGGTATAATAAAAAAGAGGTGATAGCATGGGCAAGAACAATATCGTGGTCGTGCAGAACTTGAAGACGATCGTGGTAATGAAATCGTGCGGAAAGACTGATCCGGAAATTGCGAAGCAAATCGGACTTACGACGATTGAATTTCTGAATGAAATCGAGGAAGACAGTTATCTGAAGGAATGCTACGACAAAGCGGCGGAAAAGGTCGCAACGGATGTTGAGATGGCATTTTTGGAAGTGGTATTCAAGAAACTGGAGCAAGGGGATACAACGGATGCAAAATTCGTGTTGGAACGCACGAACAAGAGATATCAAAAACGCGACGTGTTGGATCTGAACGTCAAGACGATTGACGATGTGATCAGAGAGAATGACGGCGAGAAATAACAACCCACTCAGCGCACCGAATTATAAGGAAACGCTATTCAGCCCAAGATGGTTCATAGAAAACCTACTATACATTGTTGACAAGAACTCACGATTAGTGAAATTCAAATTAAACAATGAGCAGTCGGTAATGTTGGAACACGTGGAATTCTGCATGGCGAACGATTTGCCGATACGGATTATACTGTTGAAAGCGCGGCAAATTGGAGCAACTACCTTTTTCGCGGCGCTGGGTTTTTGGTATGCTGCGATGCATAAAAACACGTCGTATGGAATCGTGGCGCACAGATTCGACTCGTCTGAAAGTATCTTTCAGAAATGTAAGGTATTTTACAACAACATGCCAACGGAATTGCAACCGTCAACAACGCAGTTTTCGGGTGATGGGATTACATTCGATAAGAAGAATGGGAAAGGGATCAATAGCAAGATTAAGTTTGCGACGGTCAATGACGGGGTATACCGCGGACAAACGTTTACGTATCTACACGAGTCGGAATATGCGTTTTGGGAGGGCGACATTGAAGCCATCAACAACTCGCTGAACCCGACCATTGCGGATACGTCGGGAACGATCAAGGTCGTTGAAAGTACCGCCAAGGGATACAATACATTTAAGGACAAATGGGATCGGGCCGTGCGCGGGGAATCGGACGAAACGCCGTTCTTCTTCGGATGGCAAGGCCATGCGGAGTATACGAAACCGGCGCCGAAAGGTTTCGAACTGACGGACGAAGAAGAAGTCTTAAAGGAAAAGTTCAACTTGACGGACGACCAGTTATACTGGCGCAGAACCAAGATTGATACGGACTACCAAGGCAACAAGATGTATTTCGCACAAGAGTATCCGATGACGCCGGAAGAAGCGTTCGTAGCGTCGGGCGGCGGGGTATTCGATCCGGATACGATTATCAAAGGATACGCAAGCGCGAAACAACCGATCGCCAAGGAAAGACTCAAGACTGTCGATGTGTTTGAACGATTGATGGTATGGGAACAACCGGAATATCGGACTGAAAAGAACTACGCCAAGAAATCGGTCTGGTCCGACGAAGAACAAAAATACATCTATGTGGATACGGATCTGTTACTTGAAGAAGTGACCTATCAATCGCCGTATACGTTGGGGATTGATACGGCCGGTATGGGCGCGGACAAGAACCAAGTCGTCGTGGTCAACAACGTGACCAAGAAAGTCGCGGCGCGATTCGAAAAGAAAAACGTTTCTGAAGAAATGCTTGCAGCAATAGCGGTTGAGATAGCAAAGAAATACAACAATGCGTTAATTGCGCCAGAAACGAACTATTCGCACGAGATTTGTAACTACATCATTAAACTGGGATACAAGAATATCTTCATCACGGAATCGGTTGCAAGACAAGACGTGAAAGTCGTCGGTGGAATTGAATACGGTTGGAAAACGACAACGGCGTCAAAACCGCCGATGATATCGTATCTACGTTCGGTCATGAATGCGCATCCGGAAAACTTTCCAGACAAGGAATTCTGGTTCGAAGCGGAGTATTATCTGTTGCTTGACGTCCAAAAATCAATCATGGGCGCGTCTTCCGGCCATCACGACGACGTGATCATCGCAACGGCTATCGCTTTGTATGTTTCGAACAGTTTGCAAGCCAAACAAAATCGTGCCATCGTGAAAAAGTCTGAGCAAACGTCTGGTTCGATTTTCGCAGTTCCGCCAAAGCCAAAAAAGACATTGATTCGAAAGGGGTTGTACAACAACAATGCTTAAACGATGGTTACGCAAGGTATTCGCAGAACAATTTCGAGAATACGATGAAAGGATCAAAGGACTCCATGCACGCGTCGACGGACTGACCACCAAAGTCAATACTTTGGAAAAAGATTTGGAAGAAGCAAAAAATAACGTAAAGGTTGCCAAGAAAGCCGCTGAAACAGCGTCGCTTCGAAAATGGCTTCGTGGCGAACCGGTGGATAGTGAGGTAAAGGTCAATGGCTGAAGAACAATCGAACGAATTATTTCTGGAAATCAAGGAACAGTTCGATAATGACCGGTCGTTCAAACAGAACATTGAACTTCTGAAAGGGATCGAACGAAGCGTGAAGTTCGAAAATGGTAAGCAATGGAGCATGGACGAGGACATTGCGGACTATCCGAAAATCACCTTGAACATCATCAAGCAAATCGGGAAGGTTCGCAAGTCGAGCGTCATGCAAAACGAATATAGTTACCTCGTGAACTCAACGAACTTCAAGTCCGTTCGTAAGATTCAAGACTTTTTGAAGTATCTTGCCGATATCAACGATATTCGGTCCAAGGACTTGAAAGCCTTGAACGACGATTACTTGAAGGGAACGGCTATCGGGTACTTTTACTGGGATGCGCAAAAACACGGATTCATGCGTCGTTCCGGTGGACAAATGCGTTATGAAATGGTCGACATCCGCAAGTTTGCCGTTGCGAATCCTTATTTGCAGAACATTCAAGATCAAGAATGGGTCATTTTTGTCACGCAAGAAAAGGTCGGCGCACTCAAGGCGAGATATGGCAAGGAAAAAAACATCGTTCCGAGCGCAAACAACTATACCGGCGGAACCGAAAAAGTACCGGTCGCACGAAACGTCGACGAAGAACTTGTCGATGTGTATACCAAGTTTTATCGTGACGAACAAGGTGAGGTATTCTTTGTTGTCGTGACCGAAACGTGCATATTGAAGAACCCGACGCCGATCAATCCGTTCTATGAAAAGCCGGAAAAGAAAGACCCGACCGAACAAGAAAGTTCAACAAGCATTTTCGACGAAAAAGCAAGGAAAGACTCAGAGCCAAAAGACCGTTCCAAGCATATTTGGAACTTGTATCCGTTTTGCCGCCTTGCTTTGAACGAACTCGACAACTGCTTCTATGGTATGCCGGTCACGATCGAATATATCGAAGCGCAGAAATCGATCAACAACCATTTTTCTGTCTATGACAAGGCGTTGCAAGACAACGTTTTGGGTGGATGGATGTATCGAATAGGTGCGGTTGATCCGAATGAATTGACTGCCGAAAATGGAAACATGATTGGGATCAATTCGATGCCGAATGAACAACTTTCGGCTATTCTCGCACGGCTGCCGGTCGCGAACCCGCCGCAAGGTTCACACGAGTATTCGCAAGCGCTGTTGGGCATTTCACGCCAAATCGCCGGTGCATCCAATGTTCAACTCGGACAAGCGGACTATTCCGGACAAAGCGGAAAACAAACGCAAATGCTTCTCGAACGTGCGAAGGAAAACGCGTCTGACAACGCAATGATGTTCAACCAGTTCAAGAAAGACCAAGCGGAAATCATTTTCTTGTTCGCCAAGTTCTTCTATGACAATGAATCATTCACCATGACCGAACACGGATTCGAAGAAGACAATGTTCGTTCCTATATGGGTGACGACAAGTTCGACGGAACGGACTATTTGGAAGATGAAGTCATGATCACGATCAAGGTCGGTTCAGCGCTGTCGTTCTCGGAATACAACAACATGGAAATGATGGGCATGATGGTCCAGTCCGGACAACTTCCTCCAGAGGCTTACATCACGCTTTTGCCAGATGGATACATTTCAAACAAACAAGAACTGTTGAAGATTGCCAAGAACAACTCGCTTGTTCAAATCAAGAAACTCGAAGAAGAAAAGAAACAAATGGTCGAAATCATGAAACAAATGGCCGAGGCTTACAAACAAACGCAAGAGGACCGAAAGAATATCGACGTCGTAATTCGCGAAAACGAAAATCTGAAGTCGATGATAGCCGAAGTGTCAGCAAAGGCTATCCAGCGTCTTCAAGAAGCCACGAAGAAAGACACCGAACAGACTGCCGATATGCAAAACATTCTCAATATCATCAATTCGAAAAAAACTGCATAGAAGCGCTTGATTTTGCTTGAAACGTGGTATAATAAATACAGAAAAAGTCGTGCTGCTACCATCGTTAAGGTAGTGTCGCTAACCGGAGCGTTAGAAGGGAGAACAAATGTCAGACGTAAACAAAGACGATGAACTTGATCTTTTCGGTGACTTGTTGGATGAAGTCGACGAAACGTTGACCGAAGAAGAAAAAGAACAACGTCGAAAGAACAAAGACGCGGAAGAAGCGCGAAAGCGCCGCGAGGCGGAAGCGAAAGCAAAGGAAGAAGCAGACAAAAAGGCGAAAGCCGACGAGGAAGCCAAAGCCAAAGCGGAAGCGGAAGTCAAAGCCAAGGAATTCGAGGAAGCCAAACAGAAAGCGGAAGCCGAAGCGAAAGCAAAGGCCGAAGCCGAAGAAAAGGCCAAGAAGGAAGCCGAGGACAAGGCAAGGGCGGAAAAGGACGGAAAAAACCCGCAAAAGCAACTGCAGACGCAACTGGTCGATTTCGTTGCAACCCATCCGGACGTCGACTTGAAACAACTGGACGCTGATCCATTGTTCAAGGAATACATTGACGGAAAACTTTTGGGCAAGAAGAATTTCACCGAACTGTACGAATCGTATCTTGAATTTAGAGCGAAGACCGGCAATTCGAGCAAAGACGATATCGCGGGCAATTATGCCAAAAAGGCTGAAAGTTCGAGTGGATCGTCGGCGTCACGTGGTGCCGGAACGCCATCTGATTTTTACTCGGAAGAAGAAATGATCAAAATGGCGCAAAAACTTCCGTTCATGAATCCAAAAGATGCCGCGAAAGTATCGGACAAACTCGAACGCTCAATCGCTTATCACGAAAAAACCAAAAAATAAGATCGGAGAGTAAATCATGGCAAACACTGAATTTGTAAAACTCCCGCAGTTGTCCGCGAAGATCTACAAGGAATGGCTCCCGAAGACCGTTCTTGTTCAATCGTGCGACAATAGTTTCGAAGGCGAATTCAACCTCGAAACGCGCGAAGTGGACATCCCCGTCTACCACGACATTTCCATTCATCTGACCTCGCTGAAAGAACGCGAACTGAAACCCGCCGCCATCGAATTCGTCAAAGCGTCCACGAAACGCGTGTCGATCGACAAGGGCCGGTATTCCCACTGGGGTCAGACCAACATCGGCAAACTGATCGACCGCCTTTCCGCCGAAGATTCCGAAGTCCGCAAGATGCTCGTCAACAAATGGGCCACCGAAGCGGAAAAGGAACTTGCCGAATGGTGCGCGTTCGATCTGGCAGCCGCCCAGACCATCGACATCCCGACCATTCTCTCGTGGTCGACCACCGGCTATCTCACGAAGGACAACGTTCTTCAAGTTCTGGACATTCTGAAGGCCCACGCCGTCGACAAAAACATGGAACCGGCCGACTTCAAACTGTTCTGCTCCGAACGGTTCGAAAACGTCCTTCGCGACACGAAACTTCCGTTCGCATCGCTCGACGCGAACGAAACGTTCCGTTCCGGCGCGGTTGGAATCGTCGATGGCGTCGACGTCCGCAAGATTCAAGTTGCGTCGATCACCACCCGCAACTCCACTTCGAAGCAAGTCGAAGCGGAATACGCGATTTGGAAAACCCGCGACGGCGTGCAATACGTTGTTCCTTACAAGAACACCGTTTCGTACGACATTCAACCCACCGAGATTCTTCTCGGCGGCAAGGGATACCAAACCGTCGAATACTACGACTTCTTCAATCTCTACCCGACGCGGCTGTATCGCGTTCCGCTGTACTACAAAGCGAACCCGACTCTGCCGACGCGCTCGTAAGAGAAATTGAGAAAAGGACGGTAAAAAATCATGGCAACCAAGAACATTCCGCTCACCATCCATCGGCCCGCTGTTCGCGGCGTTTCCGCCGAAATCACGTTCGCCAAGGCTGCGGCCGCGAACGACTACTTCCGCATTCCGCGTCGTTACCCGTTCGTCGACATCGCGAACTACTCCGCGCTGAAGTCCGCTGGATTCTTCCGTCATTCCACGACCGACGTTTCCTCGGACCTCGGCGGATCCAAGACGACCAACACGGAAGGCAAACTCGGCTACCAACTCCCCCCGACCGAAAAACTGATTCTGCTCGTTCGCAGAACCGGCGTCGCGTCGACCGGAACGGTCAAGCACAAGTTCGTCATCAAAGGATCGACGAAGTACGGCATCCCCGACCAAGTTGTCGAATGGGCCGCCACCGGCGGCTTCACCTCCGGCACGAAACTCTACGAGATTGACTTGTATGACCTCGGTCTGTTCCTCGGCGGCGTTTCGACCGAAGACGGATTGATCATCCAAGTCACCAACGACGAAGCCACGCCGGCGCTCGAATTCGCGCTCATCGCGCGTACCGCCTAATCGGCAAAAAACCTCAAAAAAAACCGTGCCGAATGGTGCGGTTTTTTCTTTTTTATGTTATAATAAGCGCATGGATGGTGATCGTTTTGGACAAGCATAAACTGTATGAGGTTGAGATAAAGTCTTTGGCTATTATTCGTGAAGGTCAGAAAAGCCTCATCACCTATTTTAAGGGCGGAAACCACGCGCAAATCATAAGCGACTGCAAACAACTATACCCGCAATATATGAATCCGGAAGACAAACCAAATGTCAACATTACACCAATATCGTATCGCGCGTACAAAGAACGCGTAAATACGAATCTGATCAAACAGAAAGGCGTTCTTGTCGACGTGAAAGGAAGGCCGTCATGAAACTTTGGGATATCAAAGCGCAATCGCTTCGATTGATGTTTGCTGATTCGGACATTCAATTCAGTGAAGCAGAATTCACAAACGGATCCATCCGATTGAATGCAAACACTGCAGAAAAACTTGTTCGAATGGACGACAGTATACGTCGCGCTATCGACTTGTATTATAGTTATGTAGGCGAATGGCAGCGCTTCACAGAAAAAGAACTTCATGTTATAGACAACGTTCGGCAAAACTATATTTACGGTTTTCCGAGTGACTTTGGGTATCCAACCCGCGTCGACATTCTGATTTATCTTGTCAAAAATTCCGGAAACCAACTGGCGCAAACCATGAACGCGGTCAATTTTTCGTTCGATCCAATTACTATGAAACTTGAGTTTTTGGATCGCGACGTCTTGTTACATTACACGCAGTATACCGATGTATCGGTTAAATTCCGTGTGTTCTATCGAATGAAAAAATTGAATCTTCCTTATCCGGTGAATGAACTGACGTTCGACCTCAATACGCTTTTTCTTCCGGAAGAGGTCCAGCGCAAGATTCCGTTTTACGTAAAAGGCGAATTGTATGAAGAGGACGAGGCCTCGTTGGCACAAAGTGCAAAAAGAGAATACATCGCCTTTTGCGCGGGTCTTCGCAACCCGTCCATCATCACTCAAACTAAAGTCAAGCGTTCACCGATTTTTGGTAAATAGGCGGTGATTTTATGAGCGCAGTCAAAGACAGAAAGGTGTTCTCGATCAAAAACTTTCGAGGACTCGATAAAGAGAATAAGGCCGTCAAAGTGTCCATTCCACGGGCGTCGGACGGCTTGAACTTCATGCTGGACAGCGATACTTTGAAAACGCGTCCGGCTTTTCGTTTCAAAGAAGAATTGCCTTTCGTTTTGGGCGAAAATGAAATTGTTATTGCTTGGCACGACTTCAAAAACGTTCGTCTATATGTGACGAATTATCATATCTACGTCAAAGATGGCGCAAGTGTTTTCAACGAGGACGATAACCCGTATTCCGGCGGAATGCCGTTGTGGATCAAAAACACATTTCTTCCATTCGACTTCAGCGGCCGAACGCCTATTTTTCGCGAGGAAAAAGACTGCTTGTTTTTGTTTGGGCTTGGATACATTTTCGTCTTTGCTTTGATTTTTGACGGAATCTTTGTTTCTCGATATGTACTTTATGACATTAAAACAAAGCCGGAAAACCCGTTTTCTTCAACGGATGGAAGATTTTTGAGTTTTGAAGAATTACCGAAACCATACGAACCGACGATCTACCTTGGCGACCGCGGATTCGAAGATGTAAACCTTTTGTCGCGCGTCACAAAATATCGATTGTTTGCCGGAACTGGAAATGCGATAGACGGAAAAAAGATTTACATTCTTCCGACTCATTACGTTAAAGAAAAGCACGGCTCTTTTACTCCTACCATCGAGTTCTATAAAAACAGATACAAAGGTCTTGATAAGTTTCCGGTTTTCATGGGTGTACTTGGTGAGAACTTTACTGATGTAAGCGACTTTGGTGCGACGCCGATAGGATTCGAACCAATCACGTTGGAAGGAACATTTTATCCAAAACGCGACTTTGAGTATTTTGGTGCTTCTACCGATGTGACGCCGACACGTATTGTCGAGGATTACGGAATTGATCGTACTGTGTTTTTCAACATGCGACTTTCGACCGACCAAACGGTTTTTGATTATCTTATCAACTATATTACAACGCAAACCGTTTCGAATAATACGGTATTGTATTTCACCGTCAAAACAAAGTGCCGATCAATCTTCCGTAACATATCAAATAACTATGTGAATGAAATTGTCGTTGTCGACAAGAATATAAATGTTTATGTTCAAATCAAGAAGTATGATGAACTTACTTTCGCGTTTGTCGATCAAGAACTGAAGTCATCAGTTGTTTTGAATGAAGAAGATACCGGCGTTCCTTATCCAAACTATCCAACAATTACAATTACGCCAGATCAAACAATAGACCTTGGAACAATCCTTCGTCAGAACTACACGTCAAATGACTTCAAAAATCTTGCTCTTTCGTATCTCATTGATAACAAAGACGATTTCGATGACGCCGAATTGGTGTACATAAAAGGCCGTATGTATTATATCGACACGAAGTCGGTCGATCGAAACGCCGAGATTGGGATTTCTTCTTCTTGGCATATTGGAGATATTGACAACGATCTTGTATGGGATGACTTTTCAACGGTTACGCCGTATCCTTCATTTTCGAATCCATCTGCATTGCCGGTAATCGAATATGGTCAACTGATATCGCAAACTGGTTGGACGTTCAACTATACCAAAGGAAGCGCGCTTTACAATCAAATAAGAAATGCTATTGTTGATTTGGTCGGGTCGAGCGGCGATTTAGTTTTGTCGTCCGGAAACGCGTTCGCTAAAATTAAAGTTCAGACGTCGTTTGATCTTCCGGAAGGAACTGGATATCGTGGTCAATGCCTCGTGGTTCCGTTCGCATACCTAAAGAGCGGAACATACGATTTTCAAGTAAGGCAAAGTTTTTCATTTACTGGAAAAGTATCAAAATCGACGCAAACGATCGTCGAAAATCTTTATCGCTTTGAACTGAGCGATGACTCTGCGTTCTTCAAGTTTACGTTAAATGATTACTTCTACGATTACAACAATGAACCGAGTATTGATATATCGGTTTCTTTCCAAAACAATCCAAACTATGACTACATAGCAAATTGTAAATTCGGAACTGTTTTCGGAAGTGAAAACAGATTGTTTCTGGCTGGCAATCCGGAATTCCCGAACATTGATCGGTTCAATGTTTCGAATGATTTACTTGGCAACAACGTGAAGTCGCAAAGTTATGAATTATCATATTTTCCGTCGAAGAACTATCGTGTTCTTGGTGGTCGCGGCGCTATCAATGGATATATCGTTGCAACGGATAATCAACTTTACGTAACGAAAGAAACGTATCCAAACGACAACGTTCTGTTTGTTCGCATTCGAAACGTCAACGAGAATGGTTCTGTTTGGTATAACGAATTCAAAACAAGCGTTGGCGAATCGCCAATCAACCCACGTTGCTTGGCAAGGTTTTATAATGATGTTGTCATTCTTTCAAGGAATGGCCTTTTCGCTATTGAACTTTCAAGCAATGTTTTGACTGACGAACGACTTCTGAAATTGCGCAGTGGTTTCATCAATAAAGACCTTGTTCGCGAACTTTCGTTGGTCGGTAAAGAAGTTCCGTTTATCGTGGAAAATAATTACAACATGTATATTATCGTTGGAAACAAGGCTTTTGTATGTGACAGCAGATATATTTCTCACAATCCAAATAGTGTCATTGAAAATTACAGTTACGAAATCGTTAAATGGGCATTGCCGTTGCCTTTGCGATTTGGAAAAGTTTCGGATGGCGATCCGATGTTTGTTGTAGAAGGAAACGAAATGATTTACCACTTTGAATTCAACGACAAAGACATGTTGGCAACATTCCACGAGGCCGCATTGTTTGTTCAATACTTTTCGTATCTTTACGGTGATGAGGAAGTTCCAGAAACGGTCAGTTTATCACAAATATATTTCCAGTTACCGTCGTCGTTTGATGGCTTGCTTGCAAATCCAGAAAAGTTGTCTTTTATAGTTCCGGATCAAACCGGAACGACAGCGTTATATATAGCGTTGACGTTCCTTATTCCGAATGATGGGGGGATCGGTTTCATTCTCTCAACTGTCAAAAAAGAAGATGTTCCGCATCTTGTGAAGAATCAAAACGAAAGTGTTCCTAACTTTTACACACGCGTTTATGCTAACGTCGTTGATTCCATTGAATTTGCTGCACTGTTTGCTCTTCAAGATTGCACGATCTTTACAGAACAAATCATTGATGTAACTTGGCTCAGCGCAATTACTGATATGGGAAATGACCTAATGGAAAAAACGATGTTTCGTGTAAACTTCTATGCAACGAGAATGAACGCTGTTAACAATCTGTATTTCGGGTATAAAACAATGCGTCGGCTTCGCGGATTGAATGAAAATGAAGCAATCGCTGTAAACAAGCAAATCGACTTGGCAAACACTTTTGACTTTGGCGACATTGACTTGAATACATTTACGATCAATACGTTCAATGAATTCGCGGTATCGGTTCCGGCGAAGGAAAACAACTTCCTTTATATTCAGTTTCTCGTCGCGGCGCAAGGTCAAGTCGAATTAAATGCTATCGAAATTATTTACAAATTAAACCGGTTGCTGAAGACAATCGGATAAAAAAGTGGTATAATATGTGAAGAAAGTGGTGAAAACATGCCTACCGTAGATCAAATGATCGATGCCTTGGCGTTAACGTTTGCCGAAGAACTTGCTGTTAAAAACAATGCGCCGAACATGATGCCGTTGAATCCGACAGCACAAGGTTGGACCGGACAAATGATTCGTGAAATGCTTTCGAAAGCGATTGTTGGCGAAAGTGACAGTCTGCTTTCTATTTTGAAAGGGCGTCTTGAAGACATCAAAAATATCTTCGACGCAGTTTTGAATGAAAATGGTGTATACGCCGGAACGTTCGCTTCCGGAGCGGAAGAACCGCAAAATGGCGAAGACTTTTGGTTCAAAATAGTTGATTGATGGAGGAAATATGGAAAAGAAAGTAGAGCAAATGACCAAAGCGGAATTGATCGAATATGCAAAAAGGTTGGAGTCGGATCACGCACGCGACGTTCACCTTTCTGAAACGGTCAATTCCAAAGACGCTGAGATATTGCGTCTGAAACAATCGATCAAAGATGAAATTGAAGTCAAGGTAAAGGCCGTCAAGGAAGAAGCGCAAACGATCAAAGATGAAATTGAAGTCAAGGTAAAGGCCGTCAAGGAAGAAGCGCAAAAGAAGATCGACAAACTCATTTTGGAAAAAGAGGCAAACGATGCCGAAATTCTGAAAGAGTACAAACGACTTCGTGAAGAATCAGAAGCGCAACAAAAGACGATTGCCGATTCGTTCGAACAACGGCTGAAAGAAAAGCAAGCCGAAGTCGATGCTTACAAAGCGGCGCTTGCTCGTCGTTCGGACGAACTTGAACAAGGTCTTTATCAATTCGATGCATTCATCAAAGGCGTTCAAGGCGCCGCCGAAATGGCCGTTGAACTTCGCGGCTTGTTGAACGAAAAAATCACACGGAAGTGAGGAATAAGAAATGGCAAACTATAATGTTGAAATAAGAAAGCGCACCACGACCACATACGGTGACGTTTACTACCCGAAGACGTTGCCGGAAAACATCGTTGGACTTCTTTCTGGCGGGAAGATCGATGCATCATGGATGCCGGCTGCGGTTTTCGATGGCATCCGTTTCGTTGGCGCGATCGTTCCGACGACACATGATACGACATCGGAACTGAAGGCTTTTATGGAAACGTATATCGGTACGCATGGCGGAACGTATCGCGGTCTGTTCTTCATTTGTTCGACCGATACGACCGTTACCGTCGATACCGGAACGTATCGCGATACGCACAGCGGATCTCCGGCAACGTCCGGAACGTTCACCATGCAAGCCGGCGACTGGCTGATCAACGTTGGAACCGGAAGCACTCCGGAATTTGTTTTGGTTGACAACGAACATTCGCTCGTTACCACATCAACAAACGGCATGATGAGTGCGGCCGACAAGACGAAACTTAATGGTATCGCCGCAAACGCGAACAACTATGCCCACCCGACGCAAACGGCAATTTCAATCGACGCAGACGGTGTTGAGGTCATCGACGTTCTTTCCATCAACACTCTTGGTCACGTAACTAACGCGACGAAGCGAACGCTTCCGAATGCGACTACGGGTGCGGCCGGCGTCATGAGTGCGGCGGACAAGACGAAACTTGATGGAATCGCAGCGAATGCGAACAACTACAGCCATCCGGCTGACGGCGGTTCCGGATTCTCGATTGACAACAACGAGATCGAAACGATCGATGCTCTCGTCGTCAATGCGGCCGGACACATCACGAACGTCACGAAACAAACGATTCGAAACTCGACCACTTCCCTTGCCGGCTTGATGAGTGCGGCCGACAAGACGAAACTTGATGGTATCGCCGCAAACGCGAATAACTACAGCCATCCGGCTTATTCCGCGATTGCGAACCTTTCGTTGAGTTCTGTTGAAACGATGGCAAACTTTACGGTTGACGCTACTGGACACGTAACGGCCGGATCGAAACAATCTATCCGCGCCGCCACGACCACTTTGACCGGTATCGCACGTCTTGCTACGACCGCCGAAGCAAAGGCTGGAACAGACAACACGGTTTTGATGACGCCGAACTCAGCAAAAGCAGCAATCGACTTTTTCAGCACACTTCCGATTTTTGCAGATTTGACCGCGGCGAATACTTCGGCCGCCGCTTCCGGATTTGCTGACGGTTCACTTGCACTCGTCATCGTATCCTAATTGACGGAGGTAACGCCTTATGGCAACTTACTCCGTTGAGATTCGCAAACGAACATCTACGACATACGGTGATGTCTATTATCCAAAAACACTTTGGGCTAACCTTTTGAACATTCCGGCGTCGTTCAATCCGGCATCACACACACACGGAAACGTTACTAACGATGGAAAAATAGGTTCAACTGCCGGCCTCCCAGTGTTTACTGGGAGTGCCGGCGCTCTCGAAACAAAAACGGCCGCTAATGCACGAACGGCGCTTGAACTCGGTTCTATTGCAACAAGCAACGTTTACTATCGTTCGATTAAGAACTTTACGTCTGTTTCTTTCAATGGAACGACTGAGATTTCTTGCGCTTTGACAGAAAATCCACGCGGTAAAAAAATTGGAATCGTGTTCGGATATGTATATATGGGTACTCGCCATCGACAAATTGTGTGGCTTGAACTCGTTGACACAACCTCGACCGATACCGTTGTTCTATCTGGTGGCATATCGCTATCGAGTGCAGTTGTGCAGCACATTGCGTTCAACGCTTATCTTAAAAGCGGAAATAATACGCTATTTATCAGAAATACGTATACACAACTTCAGTATCAAGCAACGGCGTCTGCTGATACCATCTCTGCGATTGCTTCAACTTACGCCTATGTCTATGACGTCATTACTTTGGATTAGGTGATATCATGATCAAGAACATTAAAATTGGACCTCGCGGCGAAATTCTTGCTGTCTATGATTATGATGCGCCAGATACAGTCATGACGTTCGTTCCGGAAAATGCGTTAATCGAGCCGTACCGTTACAAGTGGAATGGGCATTCGTTCATCGAAACAACGCAGTTCGTTGACGAAAAAACGATTTTCGACAAGAAGAACGAGTATCGCATTTGGCGTTCGAAATATCTTTCGGCTTATGATAGGCTTGGACTTTACATCATAAGAGGCGACCTCGATCCATCAACCGGACGGCCGTATAGTCCGGTCACGGATGCGGAAAGAAACTGGCGTGTTCAAGTTCTGAATTTTACGTCGACAATCAATCTGCATACTACCGAATCTGATTATCCGGTTCCGCCGGTTCGTCTTGAAGAAGTTTAATCAATTTTGCAAAGCGATCAATCGAAAAGTACGCCCATTCCTTCGCCCATCTGCGTTTTTGGTTTTTGCTATTGCGTGGATGATTACGAATGGGTGGGCGTACATTGCTTTTTGGATCGGCATTCAGTTCGATATCGCTTGGGCGAAGTGGGTTGGAACGGCGTATCTCACTATACTTTGGATGCCGTTTACACCAGAAAAATTGGTAACATTTCCATTGGCGATTCTAATACATAAAATCATTTTCAAAAAGAGCGTGCAATATAAATAGGGAGGAAATTATGGACATCAATACGTTTTTGAATAACGTGATTGGAGTGGCGATTGCCGGTATTCCATCATTGATCAGTATTTTGACCACGGTCGGCATCTCGCTTTCAAGGATCAAAAACACGACGAGTTCATTCCCAGAAACCGTATCGGCGCTGAAAACAGAATTGCTCAACCTTTTCGGCGTAAGTACAAAGACGCTTGAAACAGCGTTTCTGAAGTCGACTGCGGAATTCTCGAACATGCTTGATGTATTCAAGTCCGAAATGCAGACGCTTGTTGCAAGTTCCGTTAAGCAAATTACCGAAGGCGTGAATGACGCGCTTGTTGGCATGAAAAAAGAATTGACTACGTTCAACCAGTTTTTGGAGTCAAATCGCGATCATATCAACCTTGTCGCTGTTGAGTCGAAACTGTATATCGACGTCATTCTCGGACTGGTCGCAAAGGAACCGCAACTTGTTCGCGACGGCGTTGCTTCGACTTTATCCGCACGTTTGAATCGAACAAAAGAAGAACTTGAAAACTTCCCATTGAATCTCGTGACTAATCCGGTCGCTTTCGAGAACGCTATGAAAGAAGTGCTTTTGACGATCGGCCGCGAAAAGTTCGAAGAAATGCTGAGGAACGCTGGCTATGCAAAAACACAAACATTATAAGTTGCGAAGCAAAATGCTTCACTTTGGCGGAACGCTTACGTTAGGACTCACCACGGTCGGTGGGTTCTTTGGCTATCAAGCGCTTACTGATTTTGAAGCATTCAAAACGACGTTGGAATCGGAAACGTTTATGGTGGTTGACCCAGAACACGTGACGTTGAATCCGTTCTTTGCGGTTCCGCTTGTCATCGGAATGATCATCTTCCTTTTTGTCACAATGAAGCGTGACCGTGATTTTTTCAAAGGCCGTTCCTCGATTGGAATTGTTTTGACAATGGCAATTCTTTATGGTGTCTACAGCATTGCAATTATGGCGATTGCGACGCTTGCCGGCGCCTTGGTTGGTTCCGTCATTGACGAGGTGTTGTTTACGCCTTTATCGAAGCGGGCGCTTGTATTGGCGCAAGAACAACGCGAAACCGAACTTGAATACCAGAAAGAAGAAAGACGCATTCTTGCCCGACAAGAAGCGCGAAAGAAGCATGAGGAGTTGAATGACTTTGGAAACGTCTAAACCGGAAGTGATCGTTCGGCCGGACGATGCAAACAGCAATTATACGGATGCAGTAAGCAAAGCATCGAAGTTAAAAGGCTGGGCGCTTTCGTTTGTTGGCATCTTCATTGTGCTTATCGCGGTTGGTATCATGTTCATCATCGCGTCCTTGGAGGGTACTCGCGAGATTCATGCGTCGCGAAATCTCGGTGGAAAGATTCTTCAGAACTGGCGCGTCGCAAATGACCTCGGACCGAATACGTATCCGGAAGAAATGGTCGAACGTTTCGTTTATAATGGAAAGGAATACTACTTTGTCGTTGAAGAATACGACGATTCGTTCGTTCCGGTGAAGTGGTATTTTGCATACGAAGGCGAAATGAAATATGTGTTTGGTGATTGGAAGTTTTGGGCATTGAACGTCATCGCACTTGGGCTTTCGATATACATTGCAAGTACCATGTTTAGGTCCGGCGTATCATCGAGTCAAAAGTCAGACAAGTTTAAGGCGTCGCAAAAGTATTATAGCGAATGCAAAAAACGCGTCGAAAACGACACACAGTATCTTTCGCAGTATTGTTCTGACAAATATGAAGAAACGTATAACGACGCCGTTGAACGTATCGTAAAGCAAGCCGGTATCAAGTACGAGGACTACAAGGCCAATGAGTATGTCGCAGAAAAGTGGCAGAAAAAGATTCTGAAGTTAATTCGCAAGATTCGAATTGAAGGAATCTCAAACGCGGATTTGTTGCAAGATAAGGTTCGAAGAAGCCAAACAAAAATATCACTCCTTCCTATTGATCAAGCGCGTTTTGAAAGAAACTACATTATCAAAACCTCGTTGGCCAAGTCGTTTTCCATCGTTGCGTCCGGACTTACTGTTGTGTTTGGATTCACGATCGGGAACTGGCAAGTTGGGTTGTCGTACGCGTTCATTATCCTTTCAACGGCATTCTCGTCGTACCTTGTCGGCATTGACTATGGCATGAACGAACTTCGTCTTCGCTTTATTGGAAAAGGCGACTTGCTTATCGAATTCGCAAACGCCAAACAAAAATACATCGACATTGCGAAACGGATTGCTGATGAACTGAAGAGAAAAGAAGAACTTGCAAAAGCGGTTACGCCGGCCCAAAAAGCAGTTGATGTTTCAAAGCAAATCGCAACCTCTATCACAATCGATCCTTTGCGGCCACTACTTGATAACAAAGATTCGTCTGAAAACGAGCGTCCGCAGACCTCATATTATCAAATTCCATAAAAAAAAACGCCGAACTCCGTTTCAAAAGTTCGGCTTTTATTGTATAATAATAGCAACGCTGGAGGTAAGTTATGTCCAAATTCGATCTCGGTCAAGAAAAATTATCAGATGTTTACGACAGCGCAAAAATAGGTTCCGACATCGGAACTATGGGTGATATGCCTAAAACCGTTTCTGGTGGGCAATTAAAGCCAACAGCGGAATCTTTGGCACGTTCTCCGTTTGGATCACTTGAATTAAGCAAGTATTTATATGAAACCGGACTTCAAAGTATCTTTGACGATTACCAAAAGAACTATGCGACTCTTGACGCTTCGAAACAAAAGCAAGTCCAAGACGCATACTATATTCGTGAAATGTCGAAGAAATACGCCGGTGAATATGCTTCTAATAATCAAATTGGTGATGTCAGTGGAAACTTGATTGACATCTATTCGAACTATCAAGGACATATCAATGAAATCAACGAGAACTTTGATGCACTCCAGTTGAACCTTTCTGGTGAATATCAGAAAGCAAGAAACGAAACGTTGAACAACATCATGTTCACGCAGTTCGGAATCGAAACAGCCAAGTTGCAAAAAGGTGCGCAAGACGTCATGTTCGCAATCGAATCTGGGGAAACGGGCGATCTGAGCGCTCTTGAGTATCTCGAAAAGCATAAGGGAAGTATGGACGAAGCGACGTATCGTTCTATATATTTGTCGCTTATGGAACAAGAAAACGCAAAGCCGGAAACCGTGTACGATTATGGCCGTCCGACTATGGATGACGGAACCGAGAATCCGTATTATCAACCAAATTACGATCCTTCGTACTATTTTGAAGGGGAACATGATTTTGGAAAAGGTACCGATGTTTATCGCTTTGGTGGAATGGAACATGCTCGCATCCAAAACGACGTCGACAGTGATAAGGAAAAGAAAAACGCTCCGCAATCGGTTTCGTCGGATGACCTTTTTGCGGAATTCCAAGGCAATGAAAAATATGCCGGAAAAACGTTAAGCGATGGTAAAATCCTTGATTATCGTGGCATTTATTACGTTTTCAAAGGCGGAAAGTTCTATAGGCTCGTTTCTCAAATGCCCGGTTCATCTTCGCTTCTTCCTTTCGTTAACAATCCGGAATCTGGTCAGACGACGTGGAAAGTCGCGGCCGGACAAACCCAAAGTTCAAACGGAATGTATAAAACAAGTTCCGGAGCAGACACGCTGACGGTAAACGGAATCACGTACAAAGAACACCTCGGCGGTGGTGAAATGTTCGATCGCGGATCGAAAGAAAGCGTTCTCACTACCGAACAAAAGAACATTATCGCCGAATTCAAAAAGGTTCACGGCGAGGATTTTCAAAACAACGCGGTTGTTTTCTACAACGGAAGGTTTTATGTTTGCAACAACTATGGCAAGATTCGTCCGATGAAAAGGGCATAAAGCGAGGGCTAAAACATGGCAGAAGTCGTAGGACTTACAAGACAGCAGATCTACGAAAAGGCTTATTCGCAAGCGATTGAAGCATACAAAGCGGGTTCTCGCAGATATGAAGAATATGTGAATTCTGTCGTGAATCCGAAAAAGACGCTTTTGGGCGTCGTTTCTCTTCCGATCAAATTCATTTACGAACTTGTGAACGGTGCCGTGCAATCAGCAATCAATGCCGCTTTTTCCATTGGCGTGATTGCTAATAATCTTCGCAATGATATCCGTAGGATTGGTGATGCATCAAAGAACGGTCAAGACCCGAACGCTGAAATAAATTATGCAATCGGAAGTTTTTTCATGTCTGTAGGTGAGGGCGTTGCTCAATTCGGGATTTCGACAGCCGGCAACCTTGGCCGAATAGTTGGTATTGATCCGGAATGGGCGTTTGGTAAAGACGGCGTAGCCCAGCAAGCAGACGACCAATTCACGCAAGCGCGCGGCGATATGCTCGGTATGAAGGGCCAGGATCTTGATTCGATTCGAAATGCAATCGACGACAGATACTACGAAGATATTCGTGCCGAACTGATTGGTGGTTCGAGGTTCAAGGAACACTTTTCTTCGCAAGCAGAAAAGGTTTTGAAAACCGCTTACAACAGCAAAACATACGGATTCAAAAGCGAGGTTTCTGTTGAACTTGCCGACAAGCAATTCGGAAATAGTGAATTGTATCAAGGTTTATCAAGTGCGGTAAATAGTATTGGAGCAATCTTGGCGGCGCGGTACATGGCCAAAGCCGGTGCAAAAGCCGGTTTGAGTCCTCAAGCGGTCAGCGCTGTTTCGCAATCGTATTTTTTTGCGAATGTTTTTGGCGATTCGTATTCTCGCGCCGTTGTGAATGGATCGACATTGCAAGACGCTTATACCTACGCGATTGCGAGTGCGTTTATCGAAACCGCAATCGAGAACCTTGGTGGAAACACGCCACAAAAACTCGCGAATACATCTACGTTTACCAAGATTATGAAAAACGCTCGTGACGAGGGTATAGAAGAACTTGCGGCCGAGTATGGAACTACCAGTTTTGAAATGTGGTCTAATCCGGATCGAAAGATCGATGCGCCGGCGATTGGGAGTGGCGAATTCACTAAACGCGCATTATTCGCTTTCCTTGGCGGCGCGTTTGCGTCCGCTGGCCTTGGCGCCGGAAATATGATGTATTTGAACGGAACAGTCGAAAACGCGGCAGAACGCTTTGGAAAGACGTTTGATATGTCCGTCGAAAAGAACGGTGAGCAAGCGACTGTAGCGCGTATGCACAAGGAATTAAACAGCCTTGTGGAGCGCTTGAACGACGAAAGAACCAAAGGAACCAAAGTCAATGAAAAAGGCGGAACATTCACCGGCGAACTCACACTCGACGAAAAGAAATCGTTTTTGCAAAACACTCGTTTGGATACGTATGTTCACTACAATGAACAAACTCAGCGATTCGAAACAACCGAAGCAGCGAAGAAAATCGACAAGACGATGTTCGATAACTATGTCATGGAAAGAAGTGCTGACGGTAAACTTACAAGAAAGGCCATCAACAAAGGTGAGTATGCCGTCAATACGAGTACGCGCGGTGTCGACATCAGCGAACGCGGTGTTCGAAATGTGGTAAAACGTTCTGACTTGAACAAGGACGGTCAACGCCTCTTGAAGATTGCGGAAGACATGAACGTTCCGGTTGCTGTAGTTGATGGCGATCAAGCGACGTCGGGATTCTACGGTAAAAAAAGCAACATTTTATATTTTAATCAAAATGCTGTTTCTGGTATGACGAATACACAAATCCGTGATACTTTGGCGCGTCACGAGGCCGTGCATAAATTATCGAAGAAAAGCCCGAAAGAATATCAAGAAATAAGACAAGGTGTAAATGACCTTGTTTCAGTTTCGTTTGATGCAAAGTCCGGTCTTCCGGTGTTCAATTACACAAACAAAGCGCTTGGCGAATACTTGAAAGAAAGCGGCTTCGAGGATCAGATTCGCGCTTCTTTAATCGACTACTTGAAACAAACAAACAATGACGCAAAACAAACCGCCGAACTCGTAGATGAAGAGGTCGTCGCTTACTTCATGGAGAACGTATTCGAAGGTGGTCCATTCTTGCGTGCTATTTCAAGAACAAAATCAAAACTTGTTGACGTGCTTCGAGAAAAGGTGTTCGGAAGCGAAATGCTGAAGAAGATAGCCGGAAACGATTCTCGACTTTACAAAAAACTAAACAAACTTGACAAAACATTTGCTGCACAAATCAAAAAGACGGCAGAAATCGAAATGACCTTGGGTTACGTTGTTGGCGACTTTCTCGGAAAAGAATTTAGCCTATCGAAGTTCTTCAATCCGGAACTTGTCGAGCGTTTTGGACTTGCAAAACTTTTCAAGGCGATGGAAGAAGCCGGCGAAAATTCATCGGATATTGTGATCGACGGCGAAACGTTCACGTTACGCGAGTATGTGAATCAAGAGATTATTGACGAAATCGAAAAGCCGGAAATAAGCATTAATCGTCTGAGCCAAAAGCAGATTGATGAAGCAGTTTCGAAGTTTGTCTATGACCCGTCGCAAAAGAAACACTACATGCGTCTTATCAAAGACTATGTGACGTCGCTCGTTGAAACAAACAATATCCTTGAGGAAAAGATCAAGGCCGCGAAGTCCGGCGAAATCGCCAAGAAAAAAAGATGGATTGCTGAAATAAAGGAAAACCGTGCGAGATACAAAGCGGCAAACAATATCGAAGATTTGATGGACGATATCCTTGTTCGCGACCAGAAAAATGAAGAAGGCGAGAAAAAGGCTCGCATTATCATAAGCGAAGAACTTTCGAAAGAAGATATCGATCTTTTGGCCGAAATCATTGCCTTGACCGAAGAAGTATACGAGGACAAACGCCGTGAAAACGAATTCGTTGAAACGGACGAAATGCGCGTGATTCGAAACGCCGTTCAAATGATTGTGAAGCACTTGAACGAAGACACGCAGATTCGTGACCACAAGAACGACGTTAAATGGACTAATAAGGCGCGATCGGCTGACGGTGGTGCTGTTTTGGTCAAGGAATTCGATAATCCTTCCGAATCCGAAACTGAAATGGCTGCGACCTTGGGTTACATCAATGCTTATCTCGAAATCAGATATCCGAACATCTTTGAAACGGCCGCCGGAATTGTCAACAATGGCAAGAGCGCCCAGTATGTTGTTTATCCGACGGATGAATTTGTCGAAAGAACGTTAAAAGAAGACGCTGAACTTCAGAAAGAAAAACTCGCGAACGCCGAAGCGAAAGAAAGACGATCGGCAGAACGAAAAGGTGCTGAACTTAACAAGAGCATGGAAGAAATTGTTCGCGGAAGCATTGAACGAATTTCAGAAGTTCTTGTTGAGAATGGTATTGATGTCACGCAACTGAATGTAATAAACCCGAATTCTTCGCAAAATGACTTTCTAAAAATGCTCGAATCTGTTGGCTATACGAACGTAAAACCGTTCGAAAATCAAGCAGATTTCTATGATTTTGCTGGTGAAATAACCTTTTTTGGAAGAAATCATGAGAATTACGACGAAAATGGAATCGTTATGGGGATTCCGTCTTTTGATAATGTTTCCGAGTTTGTTAATCGTTCGTTGCAAGTCGCTCCATACGTCGCGGTCATTGTTCCTATCACGTGGCATAAGTCGTTTGAAAACCACAAAAAGGTCGACGAAAACACGACGCTTATTCACAGTGAGCCGATCGGAATGCAGTCATTCAAAATGGGTGCAAAGTACCAGCCGATCAAAGTTGCTCTTCAGATTTGGGCGAAAGATACCTCTAAATTAAACACACCATTCAAAAATATGCGTCAGTTCAGCGAACGAAAAGATAAGCATCCGGACTTTGAAACCCGTTCTTTGGTCGGCATTGCCGAAAGATACCAAAAGATGACGGACTGGAAGTTCGATTTTGCCGTTCGTAGTCAAGGGAATGGAGCCGACTTCAACAAGGTATATCATGATATAAGCGAACTGAAGCCGACAGAAAAATACATTCTTGTTCGCGTTTCGCCAGACTTGATGACGCAAGGCGAACACCAGCGCGTCATGGAAAACTTGGAAAAAATCGACTTTGAGTATCTTGCAAAAGTTGGTCAAAACTTACGCGAGGGTTTCAACGTCGCCGATCTTGTTGAAGCGTATGAAGAAGTCGAATCCTCTATCGGAACGGTCGCAAACACGGCGTTGCGAAACACAAAGGTATATGATAGTGAAGGAAACGAATTCTCTGCCGAACAACTGGATTACCTCGGAAAAGAAGCGGTTCGTGACAAGGACGGAAAAGTCGCGGTCATGTATCATTCATCGAATATCATTTTTGATGAATTTTCTTCGAAAGCGCTTGGATCAAACACCGGTTTTAGTGGAACCGAACTCGGATTCTTCGTTACGCCGAATCGTGCTTTTAGCGAACGGTTCAAAGACATTGAAGAGTCCGGAAAAAACGGTGTCACGATGAAAATGTATCTCAAATCGAAAAAGTCGATCGTCCATCCGTTCGGCGCTTCTTCGATGTACCAAGGTCAAGAACTTGAAAACATTATCAAGCGTTATTTCGAAGAAACGATGGAAAAAGGTGCAAATAAAGAAGAATTCGATAACCAACGCGCCGAACTTGAAGCGGAAGAAAAAGGTTCAACCAAGGGCCTTTCTGACGTTCAAGTCTATGCGAAATATAACGGGTTCTCGTCGCTTGCTGAATTTTACCATCAAATGACGCTTGAGGAAGGAACATTCTTCAATTCGGAACAAGATCTGAAAGTATTGAAATCAAAAGGATATGACACGATTGTTGTGGTTGAAGGCATTGAAAAAGATCTGGTCAAAGGAAAACCGGACAGTAACGAACCGGTTATTTCGTATATTGTGTTTAATGCGAATCAACTGAAGTCTGTCGACAACGTTCGCCCGACCATTCATCCGGTTACAACGAAGCGTATGAATATGGATGACGTTTATTACATGCAAGAGATGAAAGAATACCGCGAAAGAACAAAAACGAATCCACAAGACACCGCGGAATTCTTCGAAAAATTGAATGCAGAAATCAGAGAACTAAATTCGAAGGTGGAACAAGAATATCGCGACAGAACAAAAACAACAAGACAAGATATCGCGAAGTTTTTTGAAAAACCGAACGCCACGATACATCAATACGACTTTCTCGAATATGACGAAAAGGCTCTTGCTATTGTTGGGGAATATATAAACGAGGTTAAATCGTCGATTCGAAAAGCGGCGGAACAACTTTTTGTAAACAACGTCGGAGATGAAAATACTTTCTTGTTTAGGGTTGGCGTTGAAGAATCTGGTTCTTGGCACGTTGGCCCGATGATCCCGCTATCTACTTTCAACGAAACGGATGGATATAAACTTTATATAACAACCGTTCATCACCTTGAAACAAGCGAAAGAATCAATTCCGGATACGAATTTGTCGGAAAGTCGAAAAAACATCTTGCGATTGAAATACCTTTTGAAGCAAAGATTTTAATGCGTAAATTCAGACCAATCAGCGAATATCCGTATGAGTCCGAAACGGAATTTAATTTGAGTCCTTCTGCCCAGCAAATGATGGCATATAAAGAAATTATCGGATTCGAAAGCAAGTTGAATGACCAAAGAAATGTCGTATATGACAACAATGACGTTACGGGTTCTGCCTCTAACTATCTTTTGGAAATCGCTCTAAAAGAACAAAAGATTGTAAAGGTTATCGAAAAGGGCCTTCGAAAAGTCGGCGAATACATTACTGGCGTCAAATTCGAAACAAGAGAAATTGACGACAACAAGATTGAAAGCATTCGAATCGAAACAGACAACGGAGTTGTTGAGGTGTGGATAAACAGCCCGTATACGCCGGCTGACAATTCGATTACTGAGTTGTATGTGAATGAAAAAGCAAGAAAGCACGGGATCGGAACCGCGCTTATTGAGGCCGTAAAGTTGGTTACGAAAGGCTCTATAAGTGCGCAAGTTTCCAGTGTTTCTTCAGCGATGGCTTTTTACAAGGCCGGTTTTAGGGCTGATGTGTTTTTGTTTAATCAAGAAGCAACGCGAGAAGAAACGCAGCAAGTCGCGCAGCGACGGATCAGCACCGGTTCCGGAAGCATGTACATGGAATACGGAAGCCGTGATATCACCGTTAAGCGCGTAGCGAAAACGTATGACTTGTCTGCAAAAGACGAGAAACTTGTGAAAGGTGTTCTCGGCGAAGGAAACCTTGAATTCGCAAAGGATTTTTTCAAGTTGGATAGCAAAGGCAATCTTGTTCTCAAGAACGAACGTGTCGTCAATTCGAACAAGGTCCGCGATCAAGTAAAGGTTCTTACCCAATCGTCCGGAATCAAAGTTTACTCTTCGAAAGACTACGCGGTTCACACGGCAGTCGACGTTGTTGATACAACGATTAATAATTTTCATGGATTTCACGAGTACGAACGTCCGATGTTACTTTCGGAAATGACGCCAAATGAACGTTTGTTCTTTGACGTTCTTTCTACTTCTGATATATCGTTCATTCTTTACAAGAGCAAAAAGGCTTCCGATGCGATTGGATATTCCATTTCGCTCCCGAATCCGCCTTTCTTTGGCGGAAACGAAACGCCGGTTGTATTTATTGACATGTCTTACTTCCACAATGGAATTGAAATTCAGAGAATGGTCGAAGTGGCAATTCATGAAACATTCCACGAGGCGTTCAAAACAAGTCCAAACATGATTCTCTACATGGCCGGAAATCTTGCTGACGTTTTGTTCGAAAAGGATGCGCAAGGTAAAATAGTTCCGACCGCGGTGTATAGCGCTTTTGATAATCTCTATAGCGGACGAAATCGTTATAATAACTTTTTGGAATATCTCAAAGCCGGATACGGTAGTGTTAACAAGAACTTTTCTAAAATCAACACGCTTGAAAAGTTGTATCAAGCAATGAAACAAGTTTCAACAAACCATACGGATCAAGAACTTAACGACTACATGAACGAAGTCATGGCGCAGATGGTTGGTAAGTTGATGTCGTCGAAAGATGTGTTCGAAAAAACGTTGCATGGCAGTTCGTCGACGTTCTTTTCCTACTACGAGATATTCGAACAAATCATTCATTCTGGAAAAACAGATGCAACCACCCGCCGTTTGATTGAAAAAGCAAAAACAATCTATTCGGATATCATGAAGAAACACATGGAAATCTTGAAGAAAAAATTCCCGTCCAAGGAAAAATATACACTCAAGGAATTGAATGACTTCTTGAACGAATTTACGGACGGTCAATTCACCACCCGCGGTCAGTTGCTGAACGAATATCAAAAGGAACAGTCGAATAAAAAGCGTGGTCCGGCGACGATCGCGATCGATAATATCATCTATGTGTCCTCGTTGCTTTCGAAGACCGTTCAAAGCGCAGCGGCTTTATACAAGAACATTCAAGAAGAATTCGAAACGTTCAAACGCGGCATGCTTTTACTGATTGAACATCCGGACCAAGCGCTGATTCTTTACGAACGACGTGTGTTTGATTTTGGAACATTCAAGTACAAAGGCACCATGTTCGATCTTTATCAAGATATGCTCAGTATGCACAAAACTTTACACAACGAGATCGTCGCGGGTACCGCTATTGTTTCCATTGATTTCTATGAAGACCTTCGTGAAATGTTCTCGGAATTTATCGACGTTTATGCCGATATTAACTCCGACGTTATCACGTTGTTTGGAATGCCGAAGTACAATTCGATGGTAAATGACGTTTCTTCCATCATTGCCGAACTTGACAGAATCATTGACATTTACACGCAAGATACAGCAAACATGACGCAACCACAAATGGACGCGTATTTCCAACTTCAAACAGACATTTACATTGCACACGACCTCTATAATAGGGGTCTTGTAAACAACGCTGCTCATTATGCAATGACGAACAATCTTGCACTTTTGACGACGCTTATGATCGATTTCAAAAAGAAAAATGATGTTCTAAACGAGATTAAAAAAGATCTCAGCAAAGGCGGGAATCTTAATTTCAAGTTGCTTCAAGTTCAGAAAAAAGCACGCGAAACAATGATTAAAAACCTCGTCTTGACTATTCGGACACGCGTTTCAAATGCGGTCAGCCGTGTTGCGGTAAATTCCCGTGGTGGAAAGTCGCAGTCAAACCGCGCCTCCCAAGCGCCAATGAATCAAGATATGCTTCATGTTTACGAACTTATCGAACAACTCGCTAAAACGATTGAGAACAATCCGTTTAGTGCGAAAGTGTCGGTAATCGGCGGAACAAAAACGCGAATTGCGGATCAAGTCGTTCGAATTGTCGACGAAATCAGACAAGTAGTTACTTTATCAAAAAAACTTCCAGACGATGTAAAAGATAAGGTTGAATCTGACTTCGTAACCATATACTCCCAATTCGCTGCGCTTTTTGAAGACCGAGGTATCTTGTTGACGCCGTTTGGAAAAGCAAGACCGGAACTTCAGTATGTCAAATTGCTTTTCAATGAAAAGACGCTTGCGAGTGCATTGTCGCGTATTATCATAGCGTTTGAGAAGAAATACACGAGCACATTCAATGACAACATGACGCTTGACGAATACGCTGAAATGACCAACAAACAAGGCGTCGCGATTCTTGGAAGCGGCGAAAAGTTCGACGGAAATTTCATGGGAAAACTGTTCAAGGCCGTCAATCCACAAGATTTCTTCCTCGCTTATATCGAGGTTTTTGGCAAAGGCAAAAATGCAAAGATGTCGTTCTTTGACGATTTCTTCCGCGAGTATCGAAAAGCGGCAGAAATGCGCGGAAACTTGATGATGAACTTTGAGAAGGCATACGAGCAGTTTCTGAAAAGCGATACCGATTACCAAAAAAGGTCACTTGAGCGGATCGATATTGCCTATAATGTCGCCATTCAAATTAACGAAGTCGCTTATTCGTTGCTTGTAAAAAATATCAATGACGAACAAGAAAAACTCAGAAACGATAAAAAAGCGAACGATCCACGTTTGAACGAACTGAAGCGGCAACTTTCTGTACTTTACGGCGAAATTCAGAAGCGTCGAAATGAACTCGCAAAACTTCCGCAAAGCGATCCGCAATATCGCATTATTGAGAACATGATCAAGTTGCTTCAAGCCCAAGTGAAACCGCTTTTGAACGAACGCAGTATGCTTCGTCAGCAAAAGCGTGCGGCTTCTGACAAGTTAAAAGGATTCAATAAAACGAAAGAAATTCAAGACGCACTCATCAAGTATGCGGCATCCGGAAAAGCAGACCAGAGCATGTCGCGTGGTGAGATTATTTCCTTGTACCTTTCGATCGCACGCGAAATTGAAATGCACAAAATGGTTGCGAACGGAACCGGATACAATATCCAGCCGACAGAACACTTTTCTTTCGGCAATCAATTCCACGTCTTCAGTGACGAAGATATGCGCAATAAGGGATACGATTACGCCAAGAAAAACGCAAAACATTTTACTTTGTTCGCCGAAGATAGACAAAAAGTTTTGGACTATCTTTCCACACTTCTTGAAGCAGAAGATCTTGAAATCATTGACTTTGCGCGGGCCAGATTCGATGTAAACTACGTGCATGCAAATACGATTTTTTCGGCAAAGTATCAAGAGGACTTGCCGCGTCAAAGCACATACATTCCATTTTCTACCATTAACGGTAGTTACGACCGCGAACTTGAACTGAAAGTGGTTAATCGAAGCAATGTTGGCGCTCCAAACTCGTTGGCGACCGCTACGACACTTGGTGCGACCGGAGCGCTCCGGATTGAAAACATATTCGGTGTTGTTGAAAACGCAACAAGAATGTCGGCAAACTACAGTTTCGAACGTGTTATTTCAGACTGGCAAAATCTACTCGTGAACAGTTCCGGTGGGTTGACATTTGGAACCGGCATATTGAGCGGAAGCAACAGTATATTTGGTGTTGAGAACAACATCGCCGACATGATCGAGCGCATGTTCATGAACGTTCTTCAATTCAGTGACTTGAACGAGTCGAAAGTAAGCAAGACGTTCCGCAAGGTGCTTCGAAACACGGTTGCCGCTACGATGGCCTTGAATATCCCGTCGACGATAAAACAGTTGGCGTCCGTATCGACGATTGCGCTGAAAAACAATGTAAACTTTGGCGATATGATGAAGAACGTCGCCATCGCCTTGGCAACAAACAATAAATACCGAGAATGGTTGATGGAAAACAACGAGAACTTCTATCACCGCGCAAAATCGGGGAACATTCCGAACTTAGTTGATGCCATTCCGGCCAGCGTATTAAAAGGTTCAGAAGAAGCAATTATTAAACTGACAAGGAAACTTTCGGCGTCGGTCGGTTGGTTCGATAATGCCGTTCTCGTCGGCGCGTTCATGAGTATCTGTCAAGAAGTTGAAAGAACAGCAACTGTTCCGATGACCGAAACAGAAGTGTTCCAGAAAGCAAACGAATTGTTCAAAGAAGTTCTTCTATACGGTGTCGCAAATACCGACGCAGCGTTCCGCGCCCATATCTTGAATGCCCGTGAATACGCGATGAAGATGCTTACCAAGTTCCAATCTGAAAACGTTCTTCAAGTAAGTGCGCTCATTCGAAATCGAACAATGGCGAAGAATGGTGCCAAACGGGCAAAGTATTACGGTCGTCGCGATTTCCTTGCGTTTCTGTTTTCCGGACTGTTCACGGCGCTTGTCAATGGTGTTTTCCAAATCATTCGTGGAAACGAAGAAAGAATTGACTTGTTCGACCTCACGGTCAACGAGTTCTTGTGGGGTAACATTGTCGGCGCGATCCCGATCGTGAATGCCTTTACTAACATGATTGAATTCGACAAGGAAACCGGAATTCGTTCTACTGGGTTCTTGCCGGTAATTGCCGGTTCGAAAGAACTGGAAACTATTGCGTCAACGTTGTCTACCATGTACACCGGCGAGAATATCGGCAGAAAAGTTCTTCGCATCATCGAGAGTGCCGGAATGATCATCGGCGCACCGATCAAAAACGCAGTCAGAATGGCGTCGACGCTTTCGTTCATTCTCAGTAAGCAAGGCGTTGACTTCTTCGTTGAATCGAATAATTTCTTCAAGTCACAAAAGGTACAGCAAGGATTAAGCGCAGCGATCAAACGCGGAAACGAAAAAGAAATCGCGTATTATGCGAACGAGTATTTCTCGAACAATTCCGTGAAGCGAGAACTTGTCAATCTGCTCACGAACGTTCCGGACGCGTCGTTAAGCATGCGTGTTGACAAGAACTTCCGGATGAAAAACAAAGACGGCGAATACGTCGACTACAAAATCAAAGACAGCGTTTATAACCGATACAATGCCCAATCGCAGCGCGCCCTTGCACGTTTGGTCACGTCCGGCGAATACCGGAACCTCGTGCCGAAAGAACGCTTAAAGGCCGTCCAACGCGTGATCAATTATTACTACAATTTCATGAAACTCAAGTCTGTCGCATATTATGCTTCGCGCGGCAACAACGATATGAGGAAGCAACTTAACGCAAACATGGAGTATCTTACAAAAGAACCAAAGTACGAATCCGACGTGGTGGCTCAAGCATTAAGATACGCCGAATAAAAAAAGTGGACGTCAGTCCACTTTTCTTTGTGCCAATAATCCAAACTCTTCCCAGTGACATATTTCCATCATGGATAGGAATTCGTCTACGTGTTTGAACACGCGCTTGTACGTTGCCTTCGTGATGAATCCGTTGTCAAGCAACCATCCAAGTTCTTTCTCGGCTTTCAAGAACTTTTCTCCGTCGCGATGAAAGTTGTAATATCCATCCACCATGAGGAACGTAAGTGTTTTTCCAAAATAGTCGAACTCGAACGCAAGTCTGTTGTCGATCTCGATGCGCGCCCATATATCCGGCTTCTGTTCGTAGTTGTCGACTTTGTACCCTCTCTCCAAAAGCGAACAAAGACGTTCAACATGTGCCTTCTGTTTTTCTGGGCCGAACATGTGATTGTACTTCCGATATTTTACTTCCGTAATGACATGGGCACATATTGTTGGTAAAAACAAAATGGTCATCCAAGCATTCGAACGTATCCACATGAAGACAATCAAAAGTTCAAGACACAGAATCTGAAGTTGCTGATAATAGCGATCTGTTTTTGTCATCGCGATCAACTCCATTCCATTCTTGACTTTTTGGCGTGACATTCTTCGAGGAACTTGATGATATTCTCCGTTTCATTTGGGCCAACGTGTGCCGCATAGGAAAGTGCGAACGTTTCTCCGGACTTCTTGATCAATTCGGCAATTTTCTTACATGCGGTCGGCGAGGCGGATCCGTTGCAATCGGATTCGTAAAGAAATCTGACGATAAATCCGTCGAGTCTTTTTCTCACTACAATTTCTTCTGCTTTTTTATTGAACTTATCGTAGAAATCCTTATCTTTCCCTAACAAGTTTTCCGTTGAGAACAACGTCGCATACGGTGTTTCGATGTACTTTTCAAATGTCATTTTCATTCCCCTCCAAATAGGATATCGATCATCATCGGTTCGGCGGTTCCTTTGCCGTTCCAATAGATGTTTTCTTGCACCACTTTCTTTGGCTTGTTGTCGCCGCGCTTGCCGTTGTCAAGCAGTTGGGCTTTCAGACCGAAGTTAAGTGGCTTGATGTCTTCCGGCGCCTTGTAGGACGATACGTACACGGAATATGGACAATCACGAAACCATTGCCAAAACCGATCGTAATCAAAGTTGCCGCCCATGAGATACTTTTTCGCGTCTTGATAAGGTGGGTCGCAGTAAATGAACGATTGTTCCAACACGTCAGTCGGTATTCCGTTGTAGCATTCTTCCCAATCCAGAGCGCTTAACGTCAAGCGACTCTTGTACGATGAATTCTTCTTGATTGCCGAAAGGTGTTCCATTTGCGAAAGGCTTTCAAGTTGCTCCAAACGTTCAAGGTGTTGCGCTCTTGCCTCGGTGGCAACCGTGTTCTTCAGTTGCTTGAAGTGGGCCATAAAGTCAATGCGCTTCCTTGGATTGATTCTATAATTCATTTGCGTCACGCGTTCATTTGGAATGAATCCGTCGAATTCAACGCACCCGTTCATGTGCTTGAAGTCGTTGTTGACGATAGCCTCGTGGAGCGCCATCTTGTGATACTCGATGTCTTTTGCGTAGAGGTAGTCCTTTTGATTACACCCGAACGACCAAACGTTCAAGACGTAACCGACATACCAATCCGGAAACATTTCCGGAAAGTCGCGAACGTTGTTAAATTGTTCGCGGCTGATCCAGTCGTACTGAACTTCTTTGAACTCGTGTCCGCCATTCAGAAGTTCCTTGTAAAGCGCGATGACAAAATGGTTCAAGTCATTCGCATACACGTTAAACTTTGTTTTCTGTAACGCGAAACTTGAAACGGAAAGACCGCCGCAGAAAAGGTCAATGAAGTTTTTCTGCTTGTATTCGCGTTCGAATATGTATTTGATAAGGTCAAGAATCTTTTCTTTGCTACCAAGGTAGACAATTCCGTATCTATCGCTCATTCGATAAAACCCTTGATGAACCGCTTCATTTCGACCGGACCGTCGATTAAGAAGAATTCACCACCACTTTCGCGAATGTGTTTTTCCCATTCCTTTTGGTCCAGTTGCTGTTCATAATTTTGATTTTTCACTTCGATATAATAGATTTTCTTTCTGAATCGATGAAACACGATTCGGTCGGGGAATCCGGTTCCGATTGCGGTCTTGCCTTTAATACACCGAATCCCCCTAATCGCGCATGCGTCGACGAGCATTTTTTCAACGTCGTTTTCAATTTTCGGTCTTGGCATTGTTTTCGACCTTTTTCTTGTAGTAATATCTTTGCTTGTTGAAAAGAGCATTTACCTTTTTGGTAATGTTTGCAAGAACTAACGCCGGAATATCTTTTTCGACATTCATCGGAACAATCGAAGCGTCGAGCATCTGCAAGTCATACGCGTAAGTGAACCGCATTTTCGCTTCCGAAAAAGGAAAAATGATAGTTATTACGAACGAGTCGATGTTATACTCCGTTGTAACGCTCAGTTGAATCGTGAAGTCGTCGTAAAAATCAGTCATTTTCATGAGCAATTTCTGAATCTTTACTTTGAAGTTTTCGATTGCCGTGATGGTTGCGCCTGTTTGACGCATTCGACGATCCTTGGCAATATCCTTTTGAACGACATGAGCGTCAAATCCTTCGTATGCTTGTGTCGGAAGAAATGATGGCGAGAAAAAGCCAACGACGTCAATATATTCGTCTTGCGTGTCCGCACTGAACACTATATAGTCGTCGATGTTCAAGTCCTTGTCCTCCAGTTGAAACAAGAACTTTTTAGCGTCTGAAGCGGAAAGTACGACTTTGTTTGCGCGAATGCTTCGCTTTGATTTTTTAATAATTGTTACCATCTTTATTTCCTCCGTTTTCCATTTGTCGGTATACTTCGTTTGTGAACTTTTTGAATCTGTAAAGAATAGAATCGATTACCATTTGCGGAAGTTTAATACCTTTGATTTCAATTTCATCTGTCAAAACAAAACGTTCCATCTTGTCACAACAAATGAATGCCTTTTTTCCATAAATCTGCGCGCTGACGAAGTAATCGTTTGGTATACTCTGATATTTGGGGTTCGTCGTGACAAGAAGTCCGTATATGTCGCTTACAAGGCTATTGTTCTTATCTTCTTTTTGCGTGTAGATGCAAACGTAATAGTGTGGCATTTTGTTTCCAAACTCGTTGTATTTCAATCCATAGAACAAATCGAATGGTTGTATCTGATCAAAAGGTTTAGAATGGCAACTCATTCGGATCACCGCCTTTCGGCTCGAAAGGAAGTTGGTGTCCAAACATTCCGAAACGTTTTTGGACCTTACCGTGTTCCCATCCGAGCGATTCGAAAGACTGAAGAATGAGTTCGCGATGGAATCGATTGATATTCACATCGCGTTGACCAAGTGCCACTTTCCATATTTCCATGGTACAAACGCGTGACGGTCTTTCCATTTCATAGGACGAAAAGTGTGGATGTAATGAACGACCATTTTGGAAGTCGTATGCCTTTACGTATGAGATCATCTCGTCAACCGACATCGAATACCACTGTTTCGGTCTGTTCATAGAAATATACGCTTGAATCGAACCGGTCATGTCGTTTTCTACAAGGTTGTCCTCGTTTGCTTTATCCCACCACAGACTCTCGTCTTGCGACCATTCGAAGATATTGAATCCTTCCTTGTAGTAGTGGATCGCTTCCGCAATAAGTTGGTCACGATATTCTTGTGTGAACTTCGTTGCGTCGTTGACGTAACACTCGCGATACGCAAGCGGACTTTCCATGACAAGGAACCGTCTATTTCCGCTTCGGTCACGCAGTGGTGTTTTATCATTGGTTGTACCGGCGAACGCAACACGGCGCTTAATTTCGACGTTTCTACGGCCGTATGAACGGCGGAACTTGTCTTCGGTCTTGTCGACGAACGCTTTGATACTTTCTTGCTCTGACATGTTCATTCCGGCGAGTTCTTTCCATTCGTAGATCCAGATTCCTTCGAGTTGTTCGTAACTATCTTTGGCTTTGTCGAAGTCGATCTTCGTGTCAGAGTAAAGGTGATCACCGGCTTTTTTGAAGTCGATAGTCGCTAACTTTTTCAAGAAAAGCGATTTTCCGATTCCTTGCTCGCCTTTGATAACAAGCAATAAGTCCATCGGCGCGCCGGCTTCGTAAATGCGAGAAACGGCGCCAACGAGCCAGTGCTTCAGTGCGGCACGCGTGAATGGATTGAGGGGAACTTTGAACCATTCGTTCATACACGTTTCAATCCGTTTCTTGCCATCCCACACAAGCGATTCGAAGTGTTCGAGGATTCGGTTCTTTTGAATCTTATCGGCCTCGACAATGACGGCATCATCGATTTGTTTTTCGCCATGTATGCTGTAAACTTTATCAAGATAGACGCGAATGTGAGCCATGTCTTTATCTTGAAGCGCTGCACCTTCAACCCATTTCGGATGCCAATAAGGTTTTCTCAAAAAGCAGATGTTTTCGCGGAACGTGTCATAGTAAAACAGTTTACCAATTTGCTCGTCATTTGTAAGGATCAAGTCAAGTTTGGCCAAATTGCTTTTTAGACCGTCAAGTCGCATGAGCCACGCTTTGCTGTTTTCTTTCTTTGGTTCTTCCTTTTCGACCTTTGAAGCCTCTACAGCGATTTCCATTGATTCTTTAACTTCGGCGTCCGCCTTGGCATCCGATTCCATTTGTTCAAGTTCCGCTTCAAGTTCGGCTTGAACGTCGCGGAATTCGTCTGCAATCTCGTCTGTCGAATCATCTTTTTTTGTTTCTTCTTCCTTCTTTTCAAAGTTCTCTTTAACGTATTCTTGTTGTTGTTCAAGTCTTCGTACAAGTGCTACGTTGGTATCGCTGTTCGCTACAACCTCGGGGATCGTTCTGCAGAATTCGACCATTTTTGTGAAACTTTCGGTTTTTTCTATGATTCCCTTTTCGATGATTTTCTCTGGCGTAAACCCAATGTCGAACTTTCCGAACTTATGAATCCGAACGAGGTCAAACGCACTCCGATAATACAAGTTTGCCGGATCGGTTCCGTGGTGTGAATAGAACAATGTGTCGTTATTTAGCGTCATTCCGCCGCCGTGACTTTCGCCACCAAGAAAAGTGTATCGACCGTTACGTTCTTGCTTGTAAACGTCCGATAGATAAATGTCGATCGCTTGCGAAATGGTATATGTTCTGTTGAATGCGCCAACCATTCCGCTGGCTTTTAGTGGGTTTTTGTTTTCAAGCGACGTCTTGCCAATCTGATCATCGTTGACCCTTTCCGGTTTATACCATTCAAAAATGTCATTTCTATCAAGGTACATGTCAAGTTCTTTGTCGACGTCGATGATTGCTTGCACGTCGGCCGTCATATCAAGATTCAGAAGTTCGCAAATGTATTCACCGTCTGCAGAAACTGACGGAAAAAACATTAACCGATGGGCTTGGAATGTCGTTTCGTCGAATAACCCTTGAAGTATTTCATAAGGCGTATTTTCGATTTGATAGGCAATTCTACGACCAAGCGCTTCATACTCGTCCTCGTTGACTTCGCGAGAAAGTGGTGCTATGAGCCGAAAACGATTTTCTTGTGGGTTGTGCTTGTGTGTGGAATGAACCATGCAGTAAAAATGCACATTGCGTTCGAGATACGCGAACACGTTGGGCCATTTTGTGTCGATGTCAAGTGTCAGTAACTGACGCGTGACCTTGATTCCATTCACACGTCGACCGCCCTCGGTCTGTCCGCCAATGAATCCGCCGACGTCTTTGATGGTCAACTGCGTTGCTTTGTCAGCACGCATGTATTCGGTGTATTTTTCTCTCGTGCGCTTGACTTTGTTGGTGAAAGCAAGATACAATTCCTCGAACGTTTTCTCGATTAACGTTCCTTCTGTTTGGAATCTGTTCTTGAACGTTGTCAGTTTGTATTTAGTTGTATTCATTTCTTGCCGTCAAGAATCCATTTCGCCCTCGCAACGCAGTCGCGCTTGTGTCCACAGAATTTGCAAGCCTTATCGCTGGGATTGAACGAAAGATTTCCTTCTTTGATTTGTTCGAACGCGGCCGCTTTATCAACGAAAAAGTCGAGAACTTGATCGCTTGTGAGAACGACTGTCTTCATCTTGCCTTTTTGAAAAATGGACGTGCGTATCGTCTTTAATTCCGGCTTTTCTGAAAGCGCACAAAAAGCGTAGAAAATCAACTGTTCGTTGTCGACTGCTTCTACGTCGCCGTTTCCGGTTTTTAAGTCAATGATACTTGCAACTGTTTCGTTGAACATGTATACATCCATGATCAGATTGATGGAAAAGCCATACAAATTGACTGGATGTTTTTGTTCAACTTGAATTTCCTTGGCGCCAATTCGAACGTATTCTTCCCAAACGGCCTTTTCGTAGCCTTTGACAAGAAACAGTTCGTAACCATCGACCTTGTTTTGCTTGATATACTCATCGATTTCTTTGACCCATTCCTCGTTGTCACGTTGCGCGAATATAAACATCTCGCCCAACTTGTGTAGCATATTGCCGCGAATTGTTGCCGCGTTTTCGACAAATTCTGTATCGAATATAAGTGATTTAGTGCAGTTCAAATATCGGTGTGCCTTACTTGGCGATAGTTTGTACATTCTTGTTGCCTCCCGATTTCTTGGTTCTGTGTTAGGCGGCAAGGGTGCGCCTTTCGGCGCACCCCATTCGCTTGAATGCTGTTTGATTTAGTTGATTTGATGGTAAAGTTCGTAAATCTTTTCTTCGGGCAAGTCGGAAACCTTGGCGACCGTGAATGTCTTCAGCATTGCTTTGACTGGTCCGGTGTGTTCGGGCTTGCCTTGAATGAACAACTTCTTGATGCGCTCGATTGCTTCGGCAACCGTGACCGTTTCTGCGGCCTTTTGCGGCGTTGGAGTGGCGGACGGTTCCGAAGTAGGTTCGACTGGTTCGGGCGCAACGGCGGGCGACGGCGTGGGCGCTTCGGACGCTTTCGTCGGCTCCTGTGTCGAGGTGGGTTCGGCGGTGGGAGGCGGTGTCGTGGTGGCGCCTTTTTTGCCTTTCGATTCGGCATCCTTCTTCAGTTTTTCTGCGGCCGCGGTTTGGGCGGCGGATGCGTCTTGGCCTTTGTTGTCACCAATTCCCGTCGTGTTCTTTGCGTCTGGGTCGTCGAACTGCAGATCGCCGTCTTCGAACAGTTTGTATCCGATTCCAGAAACGCGGGCGATGGCCTTGACGAGCGCACGCATCGACAACTTGTTCAGTTCGTTCTGCGTCCATACCGTAATTGGTCGTCCGTTCGAATCTTGAAGCGGATACTTTTCGGTGTGCTTCCGTCCTTGCCATTCGACCTTGCAGAGAATGAAGTAGGAAAACACGAGTTCAGTTTCGATGATACCATTGGCTGCGTTCACGCGGTCGCGTGTGTGGGCGATGTCTGCGTGAACAATCGAGTTGTACGGCGACTTGGTGATTTCGCCTTTCTGATCATAAACGATTGCCCAGTCTGGCGCGTTGATGAATTCGTGCGTTCCGTCTTGGAGTTGGAAAATGCGATCGACGGTCGCCCACGGCAGATACGAAATGTTCGTTCGTGCGCCGTAATTCAGTTTTTTGATGAACGCTTGCAGTTCGGCGCAGTCGCCTTCGCCGCGGTAGTTCTTGTTCCAAAGTTCTTTCCAGTTTTCTGCCATGACTTACACCTTGTTCTTTCCGAGGACGCCGCGTTCGGCGCGGTCTTCCGCCCTCTTGTTGAGATACATGAGCGCGATATCGATGTGTTCGAGCGCCTTGGCGGTTTCCTCGGACGGAAACGCGCCTTGTTGGAATCCTTTGAATCTGTCGCGGATCATTTCGAGCAGATCGCCATCGAGAATGCCGTGAATGGTTCCGGCTCCGTTGCGTGGTCCGTCTTGGAACTGAACGACGACCCACTCGACGTACTTGCGGCCATCCTTTTCTTCGCGAACGATGCTGACGCCGTATCGATGCGAAGCACCGTTGGTTTGGTTCGGCTCGTCAAGAACGTACACTTCGTTCAAACGGTTGCGTTTCTGGATCGGATAGAGCACGCGCTTGATGGTGTCGTTCATCTGACGCGGATGCTCGCTTTCGAGGTTTTCGATTCAACGTTCAACGGATTCTGCAAAAGCAGACCTTGTGTTTCGGTGTCGAACTCGTCAAAGTCTTTTCGGCGCGTTTCGGTGATTGTGGTTTTGACGCCGACGACTTCGAGGTTTTCGTATCCCGCTTGGGTGATGAGATACTTCGTGGACCCTTGAACGATTTTGATGCGTGAGTCCGTCTGCATAACCGGATTGTCGAAAATGACCGTTTCAATCGCACGCATTCTTTCTTCGTCTGACTTCATCCGCTTTTTCAGTTCGACATATTCGCCGACTACATCGCGGGTCAGTTCTTGTTCATCTTGCATGGTTGTTTCTCCCTTCTGACGTCGCCGTTAAAACGGTAAGACGTCTTCTTCGAACAGATCATCGTTGTATCGCGACTCGACGCCGGTGAGAATCGCACGCGCTACAATGAGGAAAATGCCGTCGTCTTTTGTTTTCTTCAAGTGGATTTCAAGCGAGAACACGTCGTCGCGAATTTCAAGCGGATTGACCTCATCGGTGCATTCCTTGTCCTTGAAAAACTTGACTTTGTTCTGAACTTCGAGCGATTGCCCGTAGTTGTCGCTTTTCCACCTCGGATACTGGCCGGAAAAAACGGTGTCTTCTTTGACGCCGAGATCCATGATGGCCAAATCGACGCCTTGCTTCAGTGTCGCTTTGGCTGCGTCTGGGTCTTTGAACTTGAACGAACCGAAGAACTTTTGCGTGCCGTCCGGTCTTGTGTAAGGAGTCACGAGATATTTCTCGTTTGTCGTAAACACATCGTCGATTCGAATCGCAATTTCGTTTCCGGTTTTGAGAACTTTGTTTGCCATCGGTATTGCCTCCCTTATCATTTGATTTAATTATACCATGAAAAACAAGAATTGTCAATCTTGTTTTATGGTTTCAAGCATTTTCGCAAGCCGTTTTTTCTTGAAGCGTTTGCGCGACATGAACACGTTCGGATCGATGTTATAAACGATTTTCATCTGTTCTAACATAATTTCGACGTCGGCGATTTCGTCAATGACGCGCGCCTTGGATTGTTCGGTGGTTCCGTTCCGTAGGTCTTTGCAGATTTCTTTTTGCAACTCGGCAATTTCTTCGAGAAGCATGTGCGCTTGACCTACGGAACCGAAAGTGTCTATTGCTTTTTTGTAGATTTCGTCGCGTTTCATTTCTGAACCTCACGAACATCAACTTTGATGTCGATTCCGCGCGCATCGAAATCCGCTTGGATCTTCGCCTTTGCGGCCTCGGCTTCTTCTTGCTTGTCGAACTTTTTCTTCGTCGGTTTCCCGTCGTAGACCAACTTCCATTTCGGCATGATTGTCACCTCCCTTGGTGTGTGCTAAAACGTGCTCTTTAGATGACTTTGATGTTCATGTTTTCCGACGTCAGTTCGCCGTTGTAAAGCATTCCGAGGACCTTGATGTGGTCGGCCGGAACAAGCGTGTAAACTTCGTTTCGGTCAATGACTTGGCCGTTTCCGTAGCAACGCTGAACAAACGTTTTGTCAACGGCGGGATTCGAAACTGAAGTTACAAGAAAGTGCTTGTCGGTGCTTGGGTCGTAAACGACGGTTTGGTCGCCAACGATTCTTCCGCTAATGTGCTTGTGAAGTACCATTATTCTTTTCCTCCTTCCAAATATGACTTGGTTTGCGAGTTTATGACCTCATCTACCAACCGTTCGTTTCTCAACGCCGCTTCGTAAATGTTGATCAGTATGTTGAATTGTTCTTCGGTGTAATCACCACAAGGACTTTTAATTATCTGACTTACTTCTTTTCTTCGTTTGAGATGTGCTATGTTTTCTTCGGATCTCTTTATATTTTTTTGTGTAAATTCAGACAATGAACCAATCGCCAATTTGACAAAATTAGACTTATCCATTTTGTTCCTTTCTGACAAAGAGTACTTTGCCGTACATCTCTTGTCCAGTGATAACAAAAGCGTTGAAGTTGAACTTGTACTTGTTGATTTGGAAATTCTTGTGAACCCATATATCGTAGAAGCAATTTTCAGCGGATTCGACCTTTCGCCCGTTTCCATCAAACATTTCGGATTGAACATCCGGCTCTTGATTTTCGCGCTGTATAGCCATTATTCCGCATTCAGTATCAATGACGAACAACATAGGCATTTCGCCCAAAAGAACCGTGTCAATGAACTTTTTAATCCTGATTTCAACCTTATTATACCCTTTTTCAAGCATTTTTTAACCCCGTCCTTTTTCGCGACCACACTTTTTAGTGTTTTTTGACAATATCTATGAAACTACCGATTGCTTTTGTTTTAGAAACGAGGACATCATAAACAAAATTATCGTATGACCCTTTTCCTAAAAGGTAGTAAATGTCCACGTCGTGCGATTGCCCGCGTCTGTAGAGTCTTCCGTTCGCTTGCAGATAACTTTCGCCACTCCAGATCAATCCGAACCAAATGATTGTGTGTCCGCCGAATTGGATATTGATTCCGTATTTCTCAGAAAACGGCGACAATAACAGATACGGTATGTTTCCCTTGTTCCATTCCGCTTCATTTTCGACCGTATATTCTTTGATGCCGTCAAAAGACGAAAGCAGCAATTCGCGGTCTTCTTTGAAGTTGTAATAAATCACGACGTTTCCATCAACGACGGAAAGAATGTCTTTCAAAAGGTCTATTTTGTACGTGTTTAATCGATGAGCATTTTTGAACTCGTCGTAGATAAACCCATTCGACAACTGCAGTGCCTTGTTGATCATGACGGCGCGGTTTGCCGCGGTGATGGTCTGGAAGTTTTCCGTTAATACAGCATAATGGTCTTCCAACATGTCCATGCGTTCTTGGTCTATTTCGCAATAGACTTTATACTCGTTTTTCTTTATTGAAAGTTGCAGTTTTCTTCGAATACTTCGAAGTTCAAGCGCTTCGTCAAGTGCTTTGTAAATGTCGGGTCTTGTGCGCAATTTGAATTGATCCCAGCGCGTCGTGTACATGAATTCTTTCTCGAACTCGTATGCAGATTTTACGTATATTCCAAGGAAGAAAAACAGATAATAAAGTTCTTCAACCGAAACGTAATAGTCGCCATATTGGTCTTCGACGTAGCGTATATTTGAAAATGGTGTTCCACTTAACAAAAACAATTTCATTGGCGCGCCTTTCTTTGACGCGTTGATGCCTTTTAGCGCCTTGAATCGGTTTGACTTTGCGGACTTAAACTGCGAACATTCATCAACAATAATCATGTCATAGTCTGGTCGTTCGACGTTTGGATGAAACACGTTATACTTCTTTCCGGACTTTGATATCTTTTCTTCATATTCCCCGTAAAGCCAAGGAATCAAGGCGGAACAGATAATGTGTATGGAGAATTCTCCAGTATCACGAAGTTTTGTAATTCGTTCGTCTGGGCCTTTGTCGATCAACTGAACAATGTCCATCATGTAATTGAAGTTATCCCACTTTTTAATTTCGTTTTGCCACGTGCTGAGAGAAACCTTTTTCGGTGTAATGATCAGAACCTTTTTGACGTTCTCGTTGAAAAACTTGTGGTCAATCAATCCGAGCAAAAGTGCGGTCTTTCCGAGGCCCATGTCGTAAAATATGCCGAACGAATCCTCGTTCTTTATGAGTTCAAGCGAGCCGTCATCTGTCCAGATCATTTTACAGACTCAAACGAGTTTCGCATTACGACTTTTGATTCTTCCTTTTGCTTTGCGCGTTCCGCTTTGTATGCAACCTTTTGTTTTTCTATTTCTGGCGTTGTGTGGACTTTGTGCCTGAAAAACTTGCAGTTCTTACAGTCTTTCATTTCGAGCGCAAGGCAGTTGTTTTTGTCTATAAAAAACATACACTCGCGATTTTGATAGACGATATTACCCTTCATTTTTCATCCACCGTTTCCCCGAAAAAAGTAGTTCCGTAATCATTTCGACCGTTTGTTTCTCGCTTATTTTCGGTGTTAGCCAGATTGATCGAATGAAATGCAAAGTTGCCAATTCTTGCTCGATGATTTCCACATACGGCTTTTCTTTCTTGCCGTATTTCAGCATTGATAACGCTTCGAGTCCGTTCATTCTTCCACCTCCAGAATCTGCTTGATTTCTTCCATTGTTGCTCTTATAGTCGTCCATTATTTCACCTCCACATAGATGCAGCGTGCGTTCTTGTCGCGCGTGTATTCGATTTCTTTGTCGACCAAGCAATCCAAATACCGAGCGATTACGTTGGCGTTTGCGCGCGTTTTGGGATTGCCGATATATTCAGTCTTTTGTTGCGCGTTGACCGTATACACCCGCAAAAGCGGATGGTCAGCGTGCTTTTCCAATACCATTCGAAGAGTCGGTTTTACTTCACGGACAACGAAGCCGACGTGCGGCGAAAGACGCGGAGGCGCTGTCATAATTCGCGACATTTCGATACCGCGCACTTCGTATAGTTTGCCATCATGCGGTATCAAATCGCCGCAATGAATAACCGGATCAGAATCGTCCATCGTCATTGTGTATACAAGTCCGCGTCCTAAAATCTTGTATTCCCCAGTGAACTTCATATCTATTCCTCCGTCTTTTCGACGTCAAAGTCAAAGATATCAAACACTTCGGTAGCACCACCGCGAAGCATTTGTTCTTTTACATCGTAGTTCGTATCGCAAGCGCCGACGCGGGCTTCGGCGATTTTTGCGTATTCTGGTTCTAATTCGATTCCGACGCAATCGAACCCTTCCAACTTTGCTGCTACTGCAGTTGTTCCACTCCCAAGGTACGGATCAAGAACAACACCGCCTTTTGGCGTGACCAGACGAACAAGGTAACGCATAAGTTCAACTGGTTTCACTGTCGGATGAACGTTTTTCCTCTTTGCCTTTACTGCACCGAACGCAGCCGACGCGCGACGAAGACGCTGTTGTTCCTCATCGTTCTCGTCATACCCTTGTTCAACACGTCCGCCGCCACCGCGAACCTCTTGCTCGTCGAAATCAAAAAGGCCCATATCGCGTTCTTTTCTGTTCGGCTTTGGCGTGTAGAAAAACCTTGCAGCATTTGGCAAAAGTTCAACTACTTCGCCGCTGTTGTCGTGAATGAAGTTTGCTGGGAATCGGCCAACATACTGCTTATCAACGATGGCTTTTTTTACTCCCCAACCTTCGCTTTGAAGTTCGTCTGAAAAATCGACATTGACCGCAATCGGCTCGGTCGCGTCTAAACGGCAACCGTCGACATTGATACCACCAACGCCGTAATTAACAATGTTGTTAGCCACTGTACCGTCAAGTGGTTTTCGTGCGAGCGTCCACAATTCCATCGCGGGTTTCAAAGCGGTTCCCCAACCTTCCCACGGCTTTGCTAAATTGGTTTTTGCCTCGTATGGTTCCAAGTCTTCCCCGTTTGGTTCTTCGGTTCCGTCTGGATGGAAACGATTTGCAACAGCAATTCTGTGTCCGCGGTTCGGCATCCCCTCGCCTTTGTCCACTGCGAGAGCAACGTTCTTTGACTTTGGAAATCCCGACGCATAAACCCAAGCCACGATATCACGAATCTCGAATCCGGCTTCTTCGATATTGATAGCCATTCTGTGTTGCGTTCTTGTTCCGCAAGCAACAAGGATGTGTCCGCCGTGTTTCAAAACGCGTAGTGCTTCTTTCCAGAAATCGACTGACGGAACATCGTAATCCCACTTCTTGTTCATGAAAGAAATGCCATAAGGCGGATCGGTTACTATTGAGTCGAATGTGTTGTCTTCGAAGACTTTTAGTTCTTCCATGTTGTTTCCGCAAATGATCATGTCACACACCCCGAAGCATCTTGAAAATATGTTCTTTCAGAGCGCTGTATCGAGCGTTTCTCTTTTCTTGTTGTTTGAACTGCTTTGCGGAATCGATGGCCGCATTGACAGCATCGGTTTCATACGGACCGAACGTGGAGATCGAATCGAGTGCGAGGATGATCGTGTCGGCGACGTCTTCTGGTGTCCGAGGAACTCCAGAAAGACCGATTTCCGTCTTTTTCATAGGAAACTTGCGGACGCCATATTTGTTGACGACTTCCAAATTTCCCAAGAACCGCTGACTCAGTGGCATTTTGATATATCGAATAATGTGTTCTTCTTT